TTTGATAGGTTGATGCGTTATGCCATTAAACTCTTACTTTTTACAAGGATCCCAAGGAGAACAAAGACTCGTTCAGGATCTCATTAACGAACAGTTAAAAATATACGGACAAGATATCATTTACCTTCCAAGGAAGTTGGTAAGTCAGGATGCAATTCTGAATGAAACAATTGCTACTGAATTTGATGACTCATTCAGAATGGAAGCGTATCTAGCAAACTATGAAGGGTTTGCAGGTAATGGAGATATTCTATCTAAGTTTGGTGTCCAGTCAACAGACCAGATTACTCTGATAATCTCAAAGGAAAGATATGAGGACTTTACTTCCCCATTCTTACAAGGAGAAGATGTCATAGTATCATCGAGACCAGCAGAAGGTGACTTGATTTATCTCCCTCTCGATAATACTATCTTCGAGATCAAATACGTAGAAGCGAAGAAACCATTCTATCAACTGAATAAGTTATTCGTCTATCAGTTGAGTTGTGAAGTCTTCGATGCTGCACTCGATGAACAGGTCATTACTGGAATCGAAGAAGTCGATCAGGCAGTATCCGACTTTATCTTCACCACCAAAATTACAATGGTTGGTCTTGATGCTCAGCAGGCAACAGCAACTATTCAACTTGCGAAAGACCTTGGTGGTGGTCCAAGCGATCTTGCTGTAAGCAGCATTGACCTTGTTAATGATGGAACAGGATACACACTTCCACCAATCATTGGTATTCAGACTGCACCTGGTGGTGGCATCAATGCTTCTGCTGTTGCACTCATGACCCAGAGAACTGGTCAAGTGGGTCAGTCAATTGATAGTATTCAAATCACCAATCCAGGACTTGGATATACATTACCACCAACAATTACAATCCGTCCTCAGAACAATGATGGCACTGGTGGCATTGCAACTGCAATTCTAACCGAAGGTGCTCTTGGACTTCCAAACATTACATTTGCTGGTGTTGGATATGGCGTCACACCAACAGTTGCAATTACAACAGCACCTTCAGGTGGAACTAATGCTTCTGCTGTAGTTATTGTTAATGCTGATGAAAGAGTTAGTGCTATTCGATACACTAATGCTGGTGCAGGATACACATTGGCACCAAACGTCACCATACAGGTCCCTGCGACCGGAATCAACTCCTCTAACTATTTGCCTGGAGAACTTGTCAGAGGCGTCTCTACGGGCACCACAGCGTATGTTCACAAGTGGGATTCTGATATTAATGTATTAGAAATTACAAATGCTTCTAGTAATTTTGCACTTGGAGAAATCATTGTAGGTATTGGAACTACTCAACTTGGATCTGATGCTGCTAGAAGAATTGAAGCAATTTCTGATCAGGATGAGTTTGATGAATTTGCAGATAATATTGAAATAGAGTCAGAAGCAGACACCATTCTTGACTTTACAGAGAAGAACCCATTTGGAGAGATCTAAATAGTTAGTATAGGCAAACCATGGTGTCATGTTAGGACAGTATTATTATCATGAGATTATACGAAAGACTATCATATCTTTCGGTACTCTTTTCAACAGCATTGAACTTCGGCACACGAAGCAGGACGGATCTGAGTTTTCGACTGTAAAGGTTCCGATTGCATATGGTCCTGCTGAGAAGTTTATTGCAAGACTAGAGCAAAAACCTGATCCAAGAAGAAGAGTATCGATAACTCTTCCTAGGTTAGCATTTGAAATGTCAAGCATTCAGTATGATGCTACTAGAAAGGTTTCTACGATGCAAACCTTCAAAGCATTTACTAAAGATGGAACAAAGTTAGCAAGAAAAGTGTTCATGCCTGTTCCATACAATCTAGGTTTTAGATTGTCAATCATGACTCAATATAATGAAGATGCGATGCAGATTATTGAGCAGATTCTTCCTATATTCCAACCAGCATTTAATGTAACAGTTGACCTAGTAGATTCAATCGGTGAGAAGAGAGACGTACCACTGGTTTTAGAAAACATCAATTTCCAAGATAACTATACTTCTGGGTATGAAGAGAAGAGAGTTATCGTTCACGACTTACAGTTTACAGCAAAGACATATCTGTTTGGTGCCATTGCTGATAATAGTGAAGGACTTATCAAAAAAGTCCAAGTCGATTATCATACAAGCACAAATACCAAGACAGCAAAGAGAGAACTCAGGTATGTTGCTGAACCTAGAGCACTCAAAGATTACAATGATGATAATGTAACTACTCTTGCTGAGGACATTGATGCAGAACAGACCAAGTTCCTGGTCTCCAATGCAACAAGTCTCTTTGTTGACGGTTATATCTATATTGGCAAGGAACTTATACAGATTAGAGAAATCAGTAATGAAACACTCTTAGTGTATAGAGGAGTTGATGGAACTCAGGCAGATAGTCACATTAAAGGAGTATCCATTGATGCAGTCACCACGGCAGATGATGCTCTGGTTGAACCTGGTGATGACTTCGGATTCAGTGAAGAACGATTCGACTTCGGTGATTTCAAAACTTATAGTCCCACTAAAGGTACAGATGTATGAGTGACCAATTTGACAGTATAAACGATACCTTGGACATTGAAGTTCAGGCAGGAGAAATCGTAAAAGAGACCAAGAAAGAACTCAAGAGAGTCAGTGGTCAAGAAGACCACCTTAAAGATTATGAGTATACTCGTGGTAACTTGTATTCCTTGATTGAGAAGGGACAGGAAGCAATCAACGGTATCCTTGAATTAGCACAGGAAGGTCAACAACCTAGGTCATATGAGGTTGTCGGACAACTTATTAAGAGCGTTGGTGATGTATCTGATAAGTTGCTTGATCTGCAGCAGAAGATGAAGGATCTAAATAAAGAGGAGAAGGCATCTTCTCCAACGACGGTAAACAATGCATTATTTGTTGGTTCAACTGCTGAATTGCAAAAACTGCTCAAGGATGGATTCAAAAAGGAATGAAAACATACAAACAATTTCAACAGAATATCCAAGAGATTGATCAGAACATGATGGGTCCTGGTCTTGGTGCAATTAGTGCTGTAGGTAATGCAATAAATTGGATAGGTAAAAAGGCTGCCACTGCCGGAGCAATGACAATGGCACGAAACATAGGAGGTTCTGCACCCAAAGTTAAATCCAAATTCAAAGGTCCCGGTGGAGACCCATCTGGATCAGGTTTAGGGCAAGCACAACAACGTAAATTCAAAGGTCCCGGTGGTGATCCATCCGGGTCAGGTTTTGGTCAAGCACAGCAAAAGAGTAAGTAACCATGCCATCAGTATCCAAAGCACAACAAAGATTCATGGGTATGGTCCGTGCCACCCAGAAAGGTGAGATGAAGAATCCATCACCTGAAGTGCAGGATGCTGCCAACTCTATGAAGAAGAAAGATGCGAAAGATTTTGCATCTACTAAACATAAAGGTTTACCCGAAAAGAAAAAGGTAGAAGAAGCAGTCTACGGTGGTGCGGAAGCAGAGAAAAAGAAAAAGATTGATGCCTTTATGGACAAAGCAATGCCAAAACGCACCTTCGATCAAATGGGAAGAGAAACTGACCGTCGCACTGGTAAACTCAAAGAGGATATGAAAGGTTACGGAGAAGAGAGATTCTGCGAACTCTGTGGCAAGATGGAATACAGAGAGGAATGCAGTTACGGTCCCAAGATGTGGGACATGTTTACAATAAGGAACTTCAGTAAGTCTGTTGTAGTCCCAGGTAAAGCAACCTATGAGTGTAAAGCAGTCAACTCCAACTGGAGAAACGAAATAGCAGAATCATATCTTAGAGTACAGGAACGGGGAAGAACATATACTATTATCTTCAACTGGAGAGGAAGAACACTAAAGGTTCAAATGTTCTTCAACAAATTCTCCAGACCCACGAGAGAGGAAGTACGTGCAGAACTCAATAAGGTCTATCCCGGACCAATTGTGCTATACTACAATCCAGTAAAAAGAGAACCAACTTTACCATTAATGTTTGCAGGAGACTCAGGAGGAGACGCAAATGAACCTAGACCCAGATGCAATTGAAATCCAGAACTTAAACAAAAGTTTTGAGTACATCAAAATTGCAAGAGAGATTGATAATCTACAAGAAATAGAGAACTTAAAAAACGTAGCAAAGTGCTACGCTAAATTATATTTGAAGACACAAGAAACTGTAGCATCGTTAGGAAATTTATGAATCATGGGTGATAATGTATATCTTGGCAATCCTAATCTAAAGAAGGCAAATACGCCTGTAGAATTCACTGAAGAGAATATTATAGAATTCGTAAGGTGTAAGAATGATCCTGTGTATTTTGCAGAGAATTACGTCAAGATTGTGAGTTTGGATGAAGGTCTTGTTCCCTTCAAACCATACGACTTCCAAAGGAAGTTGATTTCCAACTTCCATGAGAATAGATTCAATATTTGTAAGATGCCACGTCAGACTGGTAAATCCACTACGTCTGTGTCATACCTTTTGCACTATGCAGTATTCAACGATAGTGTTAATATAGGCATCCTGGCAAACAAAGCAGCAACCGCAAGAGACCTTCTTGGAAGATTGCAGACTGCTTATGAAAACCTGCCTAAATGGATGCAACAGGGTATCATCGCATGGAACAAAGGTTCATTGGAGTTAGAAAATGGCAGTAAGATTCTGGCAGCGTCTACGTCTGCAAGTGCTGTCCGAGGTATGTCATTTAACATCCTCTTTCTCGACGAGTTCGCCTTCGTCCCAAATCACATTGCTGACTCGTTCTTTGCCTCTGTTTATCCTACTATTACTTCTGGTAAAAGTACCAAAGTAATTATTGTATCTACGCCCCACGGTATGAATCACTTCTACCGTCTATGGCATGATGCAGAAAAGAGTAAGAATGATTATATTCCCACAGATGTTCACTGGTCTGAAGTACCAGGTAGGGATGATGTCTGGAAAGAACAGACAATTGCTAACACATCAGAACAGCAGTTCAAGATCGAGTTCGAGTGCGAATTCCTTGGATCTGTTGACACCCTGATTGCACCAAGTAAATTAAGATCATTGGTCTACGATAATCCAATGACCAGAAATGCTGGATTGGATGTCTATGAAGCACCCAAAGAAGGCAGAGATTACGTTTGCACTGTTGACGTTGCAAGAGGAGTCAGTCTAGACTATTCTGCTTTTGTTGTTGTAGATATTACTGAGTTCCCACATAGGGTAGTAGCAAAATATCGGAATAATGAAATCAAACCGATGCTATTCCCTAATATCATCTACGAAGTAGTAAGAAATTACAATAATGCATTTGTTCTTTGTGAGGTAAATGACGTTGGAGATCAAGTTGCTTCAATTCTAAACTACGATCTTGAGTATCAGAATCTGTTGATGTGCTCAATGCGTGGTAGAGCAGGTCAGATTGTAGGACAGGGATTCTCTGGTAAGAAGACACAACTTGGTGTCAAGATGAGTAAAACTGTCAAACAGGTCGGATCACTTAATCTGAAGACAATGATTGAAGAAGATAAAGTAATCTTCAATGATTATGAGATCATATCTGAACTGACTACTTTTATCCAGAAGCGTAATACATTTGAGGCAGAAGAAGGTTGTAATGATGACCTGGCAATGTGTCTGGTAATCTATGCATGGTTGGTTCAACAGGATTACTTCAAAGAACTTACTGACCAGGATGTTCGTAAGAGACTGTATGAAGAACAGAAGAATCAGATTGAACAAGACATGGCACCATTTGGTTTTATGTCAGATGGTTTAGAAGAGACTAGTTTTGTAGATGCCGAGGGAGATAGATGGACCACCGATGAATATGGTGACAGATCTTATATGTGGGAGTATCAGTAATGGGATTCGACGAACAGTTTAGTTTAGAACACTTACTGTTCAAGAAAAGAGTGTGTCGATCCTGTAAAGAAAGTAAAGACTTGATAGAAGACTTTTATATGACGAGAAAGGGCAGAGGTGTTCTTCCATCTTCATATTCATATGAATGTAAGGAATGTACGAAGAAGCGCATAATTGCTGGTAGAAAAGTCGATATAAGTAATTGGTCCTATCCAGATTGGTAGTTCACGCACTGTTTCCCCACTTAAGGAGTGATTTTTTCTAAATAGTTTTAGTAAAAATGAATCTTCGGTCGAGGAAAGACATGTCGCTTAATCTAGTATCCCCCGGCGTCAAAGTAAGAGAAGTTGACTTAACAATCGGTAGAGTGGATGCTGCAAATGAGCAAGTAGGCGCAATTGCAGGACCATTTGAGAAGGGACCTATCAATGTTCCCATTCTGGTTGAAACTGAGCAAGACCTTCTCGCTACTTTTGGTAAGCCCCTTACAACCGACGCACAGTGTGACTACTGGTTAAGTGCGTCTGCATATCTCTCTTATGGTGGTGTTCTGAGAGTTCTCAGAACTGACGAGTCTGCTGGCAATCATCTGAACAATGCCAACAACGATGGTTCCACCAGCGTCAAAATCAAATCCTATGAGGATTATGTAAATAACGCCAGTTCTGCTTCTGTATCTTGGGAGTTCGCTGCAAAGAACCCAGGAAAGTGGGCAAACAATCTTAAGGTCTGCACCATTGACGGTGCTGCCGACCAAATCATCTCCGGTATCAGCACCACTGGTGTTACAGTCGGTATGGGTGTTACCCAGACGATGGTTGGAAAAGTAAATGCTGGTTCTGGATCTACCTCACTCTATGATGGAATGCTGAGAGGCATCATCACCGAAGTTGGTGTTGGTCAGATTTCAGTTAAGATCAACGACAGAGTTGCTGCTGACGGAACTTCTACCGCTGCTGCTTATCAGGAAGGCGGTTCACTCGCATTCATCGCTCCAACTACAACATCCACAACCACTACTACTGGTATTGGTACAACTGCTGGTGTTATCAACGAGCAAGTTGACGCTTCAATCTCTGGTATCAACACGACTTCTGCTTCTGGTGGTATCGATCAGAACATTGCAATCGGAGACGTTGTTACCGTAACTGGTGGTAATTCAACAGTTCCTTCAGATACTAAGGTTGTTGCTATCGCTGCTAACACTGTATTCGTTGACAAGTCAATCACTGGTATCAGTACTGCTGGCGATGGTGCAATCTTCACCTTCACCAGATCATCTTCTTCAACCACTGCTTCTGATCAACTCCGTGTTGGAACCTCTGCTGGTGTTTCAACTGCAACTTACACTTCTGCTACTATTGCTGATTGGTACGGTAGTCAGACTCTTGGACTTACAAACTCCACAGTTTCTTGGAAGACAATCGCACAGAAACCCGGTACTTCACAGTATGCTTCCGAGAGAAGTGCAAAGAACGATGAAATCCACGTAGTCGTAGTTGACGACACTGGTTCTGTAACCGGAACTGCTGGAAACATTGTTGAGAAGTTCACCTTCCTTAGCAAGTCTTCTGACGGTACTGTATCTCCAACCGAGGCAGTATTCTACAAGAGCAGTATTGCTAACCTTTCCGATTTCGTATTCTCTGGATCACATCCAACTGGTGTTGCTGGTGGACTTACTGGTGGAACTGGTAAAGCATTCACTGTATCGAGTGGAGCATGGGGTTCCGCTGCACAAGGAACAACCTTCAATGTGAATGGCGCAGTAACCTACAATCTTACTGCTGGTAAGAACTACACTGCTAATGATGGATTCGCAACCACACTTGCTGACGTTGTAACTTCTTACGAAGTCCTCAAAAATCCTGCTGAATACTCAATTGACTTCCTCATCAACGGTCCTTCCGGTGGTACTTCGGTCTTCGATTCACAGGCAAAAGCAAACAAACTGATTGAAATTGCCGAACTCAGAAAGGATTGTATCGCTTGTATCTCTCCTCACAGTGCTGGATTCGTCAATGAATCAAACTCTGACACCCAGACAGATAAACTGATTCAGTTCTTCGATGCTCTGACTTCATCTTCCTACGCAGTCTTCGACTCAGGATATAAGTACACCTTCGATAGATTCAACAACGAATTCCGTTACGTTCCTTGTAACGCTGACGTTGCTGGTCTGATGGCAAGAACTTCAATCAATCAGTTCTCCTGGTTCTCACCTGCTGGTTCCGCAAGAGGAGCAATCAATGGTGCAGTCAAACTTGCTTACAATCCTTCCCAGGCACAAAGAGATCTGATTTATCCTAAGAGAATTAACCCAATCGTGGCACTGCCCGGTTCTGGTATTCTTCTCTTCGGTGATAAGACTGGTCTTTCCTTCGCTTCTGCCTTCGATAGAATCAACGTTCGTCGTCTGTTCCTCACCATTGAGGATTCAATCGAGAGAGCAGCAAAGGATCAACTCTTTGAATTCAACGATGTTATCACGAGATCTAATTTCGTCAATATTGTTGAACCATTCCTTCGTGATGTCAAGGCAAAGAGAGGTATTACTGAGTTCGTCGTAATCTGCGATGAGACCAATAACACCCCTGACATTGTTGACTCTAATCAGTTTAGAGCAGATATCTTTGTCAAACCCGCAAGATCTATCAACTTCATCGGTCTTACCTTCGTTGCTACTCGCACCGGAGTAAGTTTTGAAGAAGTCGTCGGCAACGTTTAATTCATTCACACAGTAGAGGAAACATCTAATGGCAAACCGTAACGCCCCAAATACTAAGGATAGAACCCTTGATGCGTTTAAGGGCAGAATGATCGGTGGAGGTGCAAGACCCAATCTATTTGAGTGTGAATTGTACTTCCCCGATGACGCTATCCCCGAAGGAACCACGAAGGATGCTTTAACTGACAGAACTCGTTTCATGGTTAAGGCAGCAAACCTTCCTGCTTCTAACATTTCTCCAATCAACATCCCCTTCAGAGGTAGAAATCTGAAGGTTGCTGGAGATAGAACCTTCGATCCATGGACCATCACCATCATCAACGATGTTGACTTCAGCATCAGAACTGCTTTCGAGAGATGGATGAATCTCATCAACAAGCACGAAGATAATGCTGGTATTACAAATCCTTCTTCTTATCAGCAAGATATGTATGTTAAGCAACTAGGAAGAGCACAAGTAGGTGGTGCCCAACCAACCAGTGATCCACAAATCCCCGTACTCAAGCAGTACAGATTCTATGGTTCATTCCCAACAAACGTCTCAGATATTCCACTATCTTACGATAGTTCTGATACGATTGAGGAATTCTCGGTCACCATGGAAGTTCAGTGGAGTGAAGCACTGAATCCAGACGGTTCAAGTCAGTTGGGAACCGGAGTATAAATAGTAGGATAATAAGTTCAATCTTGATTAATGTCTAAATTATTTGGTTTTAAACTACCAGATCCAGGGGAAGGCAAAGCTTCAAAAAGCATTGTCTCCCCTGTGCCTCAAACAGATGAGGACAAATCAGATTTTTATCTCTCCAGCGGTTTCTACGGTCAATACGTAGATATCGAGGGAGTTTATAAGTCTGAACAGGATCTGATTCGTAGATACCGTGAAATGTGTCTACATCCTGAGTGTGATAGTGCGATTGAAGATATTGTAAACGAAGCAATTGTTTCAGATCTCAATGATTCTCCTGTAGAGATTGAGTTATCTAATCTTCCTGCTTCAGATAAACTCAAAGATATTATCAGAGAAGAGTTCCAGAACATCAAAAACATGATGAACTTCGACAGGAAGTCTCATGAAATCTTTAGGAATTGGTACATTGACGGAAGAATCTTCTACCATAAAGTAATTGATCTCAAGGATCCTGCCTCAGGTATCCAAGAGATTAGAAACATTGATCCGCTCAAGATTCGTTTGATTCGTAAGCAAGAGAAAGGCGGACCAAACGCTCAATCTCCTTTTGATGTTGCAAGAGGCGGAAAAGATCCCACCAATCCAGAAAACTATAAGACACCTGAAATAGAAGAGTATTATCTATATGATCCTAACTCCGCAACAAAAGGTGGCGGTGGTATATACCCAAATAGAAACTCCAAGGGTGCTACAAAAATCTCAAAAGATGCAATTACATTTGTAACCTCTGGACTAGTAGACAGAAATAAACAAACAATTTTATCTTATTTGCACAAAGCAATTAAAGCACTTAACCAATTGAGAATGGTTGAGGATAGTCTTGTTATCTACAGACTGTCAAGAGCACCAGAACGTAGAATTTTCTACATTGACGTTGGTAATCTGCCTAAGGTAAAAGCAGAACAGTATCTGCGCGATGTGATGAATCGCTATCGCAACAAACTTGTATATAATGCGAGCACCGGAGAAATCCGTGATGACCGTAAGCATATGGCAATGCTTGAAGACTTCTGGTTACCTAGAAGAGAAGGTGGTAGAGGAACTGAAATTTCTACACTGCCTGGTGGTCAGAACCTTGGAGAACTTTCTGACGTTGACTACTTCCAAACCAAAC